AGGAGCGTGTCTTCTTCGTAAAACGAGAAGGAAAATTCGTACCTCCTCCTGTTCCAAAACCTGGTGATTTCGAAAGAACCATTCGTGGAACTTTTGAGCTTCTTAAACCTCTGCTGCCTAAGACCGCCCCCAGTAGCCGACGTGAATTCGTCGAGAGCTTCAAGGGCCGCAAGAAGGCGAGGTACGAGAAGGCTTTCCAGAGCTTATTGCGGGATAAGCTTTGTGATAAGGATTGTAGACCCCAGGTATTTGTAAAGTATGAAAAGACCAATTTCACGAAGAAGGTCGACCCTGTACCGAGGGTAATATCGGCACGCGATCCGAGATACAATATAGAGGTGGGTAGATACCTCAGACCACTAGAAAAACGAATATTTAAAGCCATAGACAAAATGTTTGGACATACCACCGTTATGAAAGGGTTTAACTCTGCTGACACAGCGCGCTACTTACGAGAAAAATGGGACAAGTTCACCGATCCGGTGGCGGTTCCGTTGGATGCAGTGCGTTTTGACCAACATGTCAGCGAGGATGCCCTGATCTTCGAACACAAGGTATACACGTACTGTTTTCCTCGGCAACGCCACCGGAGACAACTTGGTTGGCTGCTATCGAAACAGAGGGTTAACAAGTGTGAGGGGTATACAGAGGATGGTAGGTTGAGCTATAAAGTCCGTGGCAAACGTATGAGTGGCGACATGAACACGAGTCTCGGGGCTTGTTTGATCATGTGTAGCATGAACAAGCAATACCTTGACGATATCGGTGTGAATGGAGCATTGGCTAACAATGGTGACGATTGTATAGTGTTTATGGAGCGTAAGGATCTGAGTACTTTCATGGGTACTTTGTCGACTTGGTTTTTACGCATGGGGTTCAATATGGAGGTGGGGGATGTTTGTTACGAGTTTGAGGAAATCGAATTCTGCCAGACAAAACCTATCTTCGTCGGGCCACTAGCTACGGACTTTGTGATGATTCGTGACCCATTGTGGGGGTTGGGAAAGGACACTATGTGTCTAGCACCGATCACGAGCGACGGGATGGCGAAAGGTTGGCTACACGCTGTTGGCAGTGGTGGCTTATCTATGTGCGGAGGGATTCCAGTGTTCCAGGAGTTCTACGCATCTTACATTAAGAACGGCAAGAGAGGAAAAGATAATTGGGAATTTACGACCTGGGGAAGAAAGAAATTAG